CTAATCAGGAGAAATCTCGACGCTTGCTCCGTCCAAGACCTTGACTCCTACACCTCTCTTCTCCAGCTCCTTCATATCCTCCATCAGCCGAAGCAGCGCGGCATCCTTGCTCTTCGCCTCCAGCATGCAATCGACTGCCGAGCACTTACGCGCGGCTGCCTTCAGAAACCGGAGCAGCGGCTCGGCCTCCACATGATCGGCGTGGCCTCTCGGATCGGACAGGCTCTTCGGGCTGGATGCGTGAATTTTCGGAGGCAGGTCGCTTTCTTCGGCTAGACCAAGACGCTTGCGCTCCAGCTCCCAGGTACGCAAAATGCGAGGCCACAGCCCGTTATGAAGCTCGTCCTCTTCGATGGCGCCCGTATTGATGGCATGATGATGGATATCGAGCACCATTGGGATACCGGCCGTCTCAGCAGCTGTCAAGGTTTCCATAACGTTAAACGTCTTATCGTCGTTCTCGAGCGTAACCCTGTTTTTAATGCGCGCAGGCAATGCGCCGAACTGCTCGACGAACCTTGCGCCAGAGCTGGCCTTGTCGCCGTAGGCTCCGCCGATGTGGATATTGCACTTGCTTCTCTCATCCAGCTCCATAAGCTCCAGCATACGAACATGATGCTCCAGATCCTGCTCCGACTTCGCCAGAACTTCCGGCCGCAGTGTACTGAATACACAGAACTGATCCGGGTGAAAGGACACCCTCATGCCTGTCTTCTTCACATACTCGCCAATAGTACGAAAGGCTGGTGCCAATGGGGCATAGGCATCCCAATCCGCCACATCTTCATGCGTAGCAAGTGGAATCAGTTTTGATGAAAAACGATACATCGCAATATCATGGGCATGGCTATGCTTCAAGATACGCAGCGTGCTCGTCAGGTTCTCCTCCGCAATACGCTCAAGCCGCCTTAGGCCTGCTTCCCGATCATCCAGATTGGACAACGTTTTGTACGTCATCGTCCGGGATGGGGAGGCGTTCTCCAGCAGCAGGCTCATCGCCACGAAGCCGAATCTGACAATCATACATTACCCCCGCTCTCCAAAAAACATCTCGTACGCCAGAGCCGTCTGGATCCGCGCTTCCTCATCCGTCAGCTTGCGTACCAGTTCCATCTCCACTTGCGTCACTTCTTCGCCCTGAAAATTAATTTCCGCAATCGAAGCCGAGATACGCACAATCGCAATGGCTTCATTATTCGGCGTATAAGCAATGACCTTCTGGCCCGTTGGATAGACGCGGAACCCGCTCTTTACCATTTTGCCCTTTCCGTATTCCAACAATTCATATAACTCCTGCTCCGACTTGAATTTGCATACCGAATTGAATTCATAGTTCATACCCATTCGCAACCGTTCCCTTCACCAGTATATTCAACGCTTTTGGCGATTTATATGTTCACCTAAGTTTACCATAATTCGCTGTAGTTTTAACAACAATGTGGGTATGGTGTGGGCAATTCGTAATACGTTTTATAACCTGTTATAGAACAAGAAAAGAGCCGCAGGGATGCTTTCCCTCGGCTCATTTACATTTTATCACATTACACATTAAAGAGACAAGATGGTTCATCGTCGCCCCTCATGCTTCTCTCGGTCCAGTGGCGACGCCCACAACACCCGAGTAAGGCCATCCTTATGATGTAGGTATCCCGTTTTAACCAGCTCATTGAGAGCGTCGCGCACCTGCTGCTCTGTATAGCGACTCCGTTGACATATTAAATGCATGCCAGCAACGTAATCAGCCTGCTCATGGCCGAATGTATGCCACACGACCGATAACACTTTTCGCGCCCGGTCACTCAACATCGTCCACACCCTCTATGTCGGCCAGTGGATACCAGTCCCCGTTAACCATAAACTGCCTGCGCTGCTGACTTATACGGTCGACCATCCCCACAACCTGCAGCTGCTCTTTTTCATCATAGAGTCTTACCGTCACAATGGTTCTCCTGTTAAGTGCTTCCGTCAGCTTTCTGCCGATCTGCTCCAGCTCCTGGTCATCCAGGCTGATCCGCTGCCTGTTGTCCTTGTTGGCGTTGTGCCAGTTGAGCGCCGCCTTGTGCTCCGGCAGCATCATGCGGCTGGATTCCCATAGGCCGTTACCTTCAAGTTTCTTACGCATTGTTCATCACCCCGAATATGATTATGCTCCTATTATATACCGAACATACGTTCCAATTGCAAGGCACAAAAAATTCCGACCTATTTGCCGGAATCATATTTATCACGTTCAATTTTCTCTTCAATAGCAGTAAGTATATAGTCATTCAAGCTTACGCCTGCTTTTGCTGCAGCAGCTTCATAAACAGCTTTCCTTCCCTTGGGAGCGTAAGGATACAATCTGTCATAATTTGCGGCATTATATTTGTTCTTTGCCCTTGTCGCCGCTGACCCTTTAGTTTCGCTCATATCAACACCTACCTTCTGATTCCATAATAGCAAGAATAATATACTCACGCAAGTACAAAAACGCTTGACTATATACTCACGTGAGTATATAATTGATTTAGAAAGGAGGTGAGACAAGAACATGCAAGATTGGGTTGGCCTTCTCTCCAGCATCATCCAGCTACTAGCCGCAATCATGATTTACTTAGCCGCTGGAAAAGAAGGCAATAAAAAAGGAACCAAACATCGCCGTCGGGGCAAACGTTAAAGGTTCCATTGGAAGGTCGGTCACGACCCGGCCTTCCTCCCAATCTTATCATAAAGTAACTCGTATATAAATATGCTGGCGAGCTTACGCGGGGAGGTAATGGGGATGTTTGAAAATCGCTATGTAGCAAGTCCATACAGTTATCACGATAGCGGGAGAGTCCGCTCTTGGTCAGTGTGGGATAGAAAAAACAATTGCTGGGCCGCAGCCGATGGTGATGGTGTAAGAATGATAGGAACCAAAAAAGATGTCCTTGCGCTCGCACAAAAACTAACGGATGCGGGAACTGTAGATCACGGCAGTGATCCATCAGATGATATTAATCAATACTTGCCAATTTAATAACACAGGCCCTTCGGGGCCTTCCAGGGAGGAATGAGAGATGCAAACAGTATCCATGATTATAACCGCACTGGCTGCGGTAGTAATGGTTGCGGCTGCGGTACGGTGGATTAAAAGGAAATGAAGCACCATAGCGAACGGATAAGGTATTATATACACAAAGTTGTGCAGTATTCGGCGTGGAAGTATCCTGACCGCAAGCCTGGGTCATTGAGATTCAGGCGACTGATGTCTTATAAAGAAGCAATGAACCAAAGACTGAAAACACAAAAACAATAAAGGGGTTGCATATTCATGCCAAAGTATAATGTATTTTTGGATTTTAACAGTAGCATGAGTGAAGAGTGGAATTATGACACTCAGGTAATTGTTGATGCTGAATCAATCGAAAGCGCAGCAGAAAAGGCCAAAACTGAATTGGGAATTACTGAGGAAATGATAGGACTTTACGGCAGCAACCATAGAGGTCTTGTAATATTTGATTACTTTGATGCTACAGTTAGTTATCGAATCAGAGAAGTGGGTTTTGAGATCGAAGATGATCTTAAGAAAATTGAGCTTTATAGAAAATAGCCCGCCTGATGATGGCCGGAGGGAAACCGGTCGAAACGCCGTGAGGCGTCGCGGATATCCCGCCCTATGAGCTGGAAGCCATGCTGGCCTTTACATATATTGCACTTTGATAATAAAATAGGTTTGTGCGTGGATTGAAATGGAGGTGAAGTTTTTGGAGATTATCCGTAAAAACTGTACGGCTCATGACTGTGACAAAACTTTCATCCCAAATGCTCATGCGCCGCAACAAGCTTATTGCAGCGACCGTTGCCGTAGTAGAGTGTACCGCCAACGCTTACGCGCGAAACGTATTGCTGATGGAGAGTGTCCCCAATGTGGCGGTGACTTCGATAACCCAAAGCCTTTAAGGTGGAGTACAATTAGCCATACAACATACTGCTCTAAGTGCCAAGCGCGATGGAGTAATTCATGACTTGCCCTGTTTGCAGGAAACCGCTTGGACGTAACAAAAATGCTTGCTCTATGGCCTGTTACAGCGCATTGCGCTCCAATAAAAAGGTTTGTGTCGTGTGTGATCAGAGTTTCTATGCGCCACCTAGCAGTGATACAAAAACATGCAGTACAGAGTGTTCGTCCGAAAATAGGCGACGCAAAACGTATTTAAAGGACAATCTTGCACTAGCACATGAAAAATTACCTACTCACCCTTTGACGGGTAGATTTGATACGCATATGCATGCCAAGGAATGGGTAATCCAGTCCCCCACTGGCGAGATTTTTAAGTGCCGGAACCTACAAAACTGGCTACGTGAGAACTCACACATGTATGACGGCACTTTGACTCAAGCCGTCGATGGAATTATGAAGATAAAATATTCGGCTCAAGGTAAACGAAAGAAAAAGGTTTCTCAGTGGAAGGGCTGGAGGCTATTAGAGTGGAGTGATTAATCCCGCCAACCATTACGGCCAGCGGGATTTTTTATCCTAATTATTTATATAAACCGTCCGGGACTCCCCGTCCCACTTCACACTCGCCCCTAGCGCCTCAGCAACGCCACGAACCGGTACAGTAGTCACGCCATTTTTAAGCGTTCCTTTTTGATCCAGCAGATTACCATTCACTACGATCGTAACCTGGTCACTTACTGGCACAACAGCCGGCTGCAACTTCGCGGCTACTCTAGTCTTAAAATCTGCCCAGCCCGTCCACTTCTCGTCTGCATTCATCAGACGTGGACAGTTCTTGCCGCTCCAGTCGTAATGCCGGCGCAGCCGATCGACGCCCCAACCGCGCTCTTTAAGTAACCTTGCCACGAGCTCGACGGCACGTTCCAGAGTTTTAGCGTAGTTACCGCTCTCACAAATCTCAATTCCAATTGACTTGCGGTTACCTGTTCCGTTTTTACCATCACCGGCATGCCAGCCGACCTCGTTGAGAGGCAAGCACTCAATCGTTTCCCGTTCGTCTATGACAATATGGTATGATGCCGTCACATTATTGGATGGATTCGTCAGCCAGGACCTCTCATTTGCCGCTGTGCTTTTGGGATTGCCTGTATTGTGTATTGTAATGTACTCCGGCTGCATGTATGTCCCTGGACGACGGTTGCATGGCGTTGTCATCTTGATATGGTCTATCTTATACATCGCTACGTTCGCTCTCCTTGCCCTTGAGCTGCTGCAGCTTATCCTTAACTCCATCTGGTACAAGGATGTTGAGTTTGCCAAGGTTCTCAACGATGCTTAAGCCTTCGCGGCCAAGATAAAAGTAGAATGCGATTGTCCGCAACACTGGAGCGTCATTGCCAAAGAATTGATCCAGCAGCACCGCGAATGCAATAACTCCACCCACTACCAACTTGCGGATGCCACCCCATAACATTACGTCACTATCGACTCGCTTTTCCTTTATGGCAGCGAGGAGACCCGTAATATAATCAAATACCATTGCAAAAATAAGGATTTTCAGAGCAATGTCCCACCCTCCGAGCGCTGCCGCGATTGTTGTTCCGGATGCGGCAATAGCTCCGCCGAACGCTGCTTCTTTGCCGGATGCACCGGCTACTGCTGTTATAATTGTTGAAAGTAATTGTTTAACCATGATTGTTTTCCTCCCAAGTAAAATAGTAAAGGCCCCGGTTACCCGGAGCCCTTAGCGATATGCGAATAACTTCAATAACGAAAAAGAGCACCAATGATGGAGCCCCGTTTTTACCATGTTGCATTCGGTCGTTTCCTTCCGATTCCCAAACCATCACAAACAAAATTAAACATTAATGTGTAACCATCATCATTAGGGTGTAGTCCATCGCCTAGCAACGAATCGATTGTAATTCCTTTTTGATCACAATAACTCATAAGTATTTTATACAAACTAATGTAGTCCATACTAAAGTAAGCCGCCGCACACATAATAACAGTATCTATATCCTCCATGTGATATGTTTTAGGGTTATTTACGTCAGTTTCATTTGAAATAGATGCCGGAATCGAACTCATAAAAATAATTTCTTTTCCTAGCCCTCTGACGTAGTTACCGATATATATTAAGTCATCATAAAACTGATCGATAGTTTGGCCGGCACTTTGGTTTCTATTGTTTGTTCCAATCATACATATGACGATATCATCCGTTGATTCCACCAACGTTAAAATGTTTTCCACTAAAAATCTCGATGTTCTTCCAGTTGTTCCCCAATTTTTTACCGTACAAATAAACTTTTCTTGTAGGTAATCTCTCAATAAGTTAGCCCAACAGTAACCCTTCGTGTTGACTCTATAGTCTCCAACAAAGTTATACCCGTCTTGAGCAAAACCAGTGCCTCCAACGCCTTGTGTGATGCTGTCGCCAATTAGTTTGATTTGTAAGCCGTTGTTTTTTCGGATTGGAGACATAATAGAATGAATGGTTTTATGAGTTGGATTCAATATTAAATTATTTAATGCATTTTCAGTAGCTGAATCAAAGTATGAGGGTGTTAAATAAGAGCCTGCTTTTTCATATTCGGTTGTCTCTTCACCTTCCTCTATTTGATACGAATTTAATCTGGTATTTGGTAGAGATACTCTAATGAAATAACCGTCAGGAGGGATTTTAAAAGTTGCTGTACCAGTTGTCGTATTAGTAAATGAAATACCTATTTTTTCGCTGTTGTAAATGGTCATTAAATCCACAAAATTTCTAGTGTAGAATGTATCCGGTGCTACTTGGATAAAATCAGAAACCGAATAAGATGGGTTAGGCTTTAAAACTCCGTCAATTCCCCCTATATAATAACCAGTTGTAATCTTGTCTTTATAAAATAGGTTTTTACTCGTTATTGGTACAACAACTTCAAAAGCTAATTTTTCTTTAGCGATGCTCTCATTTTGTATTTTGTTGTCATCAATCATTACATAACTTTCGTAAGCTGTTGCTATACTTCCTTTTTCTAGTTGCACAATATTGAGGTTCGCTTTTAAAACTGATATACGAATAAATCTAGCCGTTGCAGGAGATGTAATTGTAATACTACCGTTGCCAGATTTATTAACGCCTGATACAAAACTGCGGTCTGCTGCGTACCATGCTAGTTGCTCGCTATGGTTTAAATTATAAGTTGTATTGGAGTCAACCGGAATATAGACACTTGCAACATATGCGGTATTCGCCCTCTCGTCACCCGCTGCCCAATTTATATATCGATCTAATACTACATCATCTTTGTTGAATAGATTTCTACCTACTTTACCTACAACAGGAAGAAACGATAGTTTTTTTGGTGTGACAGATTTATCCGCTAAACCATCACTTTGATACTCCCCGCCATCAGTCCAAGCCGTTCCATTCCAATAATACCAATGTCCGTTTTGCGCGACCAAATAAACGCCGATTGCACCTGTAGGGTATGTGGTTTGTAACTCCGCGAACGTAGCAAAAGTCTCTTTTGGTGACCCGTCCCCGATGTTCGCAATTTGTTCGTCTACATACGTCTGATCCGCCTTTTGGGCGACAACTACATTCGTAGCGTTTAGATCAATCTGATTTGCCTTCTCAGTCGCAAGCGCATTTACTTCTGATCTATCCGCTTTATTGTTTTTAAGTTGCGTATGTTCTGTATCCAGTCTGACCTTAAGATTCTTGTAATCGTGTCCATTAGCATCTACCGCCGCCTGCGCTGCTGCTGGGCTGCTATCGCCGTTTATAACGAGCGTATCGACTTGGGCCTGTACATCGTTGATGCCTGCCGTCGCAGCGTCCATATCCCGCTGTACCCCGTCAAATCCCTCCGTAATACTAGGATAGTCCTCGCTGATCCGGTTAACGCCTACAAGGTTACAATATCTATTTGCCATTGGTTACTCCTCCTTTCTTGGTCATTCTGTCTAAGGCTGTTTGAACGGCGTCATATACCCCTAATAGGATTGGTCCCTCATGCCCAGGATTGGAAACAATCATAGCCTCTATAACTGCCATAATCTCCGGCACCGGGCGGCGCGGGTCAAGTTCTGCTTTAATTACCTGTTTAAGTTTTGCCACGGTGGAGCCTCCTTTGTTGGATTAAAAGGAAAAGCCTCCCATCGTGTCGAATGGTAGGTTGTCGAGCCTATCACTCTGAGAAGGGAGGAATTAACTATGTCTTATAACGAAGATCTCGAAAAAGCCAAGTATGAGTTGCTTGTCAAGATTCAAAATGGAGCAGATTTCAGTTCGTGCATGTCCCAATTAGGGGATGACCTTTTTGACCAGGCACTTGAATCATGCTGCCAGTACGGATATATCAGGGGTGCATACCCTGTTAGAGTTGCGAGCGGCGTACTAACTGTCGACGGCGCTTATAACTTCGGTATTACAGAAGATGGAAAAGAATTTATAGCCGATTATAACCTTTATAATCATCGTTAGCCCATCTCTCTTGAACAATAGTGCTGTTCAAGGCTGCCTCTTTCAGGCCTTCTAAAATGCGTTCTAACGAATGAACAGGAGCCTTATGCGTAACTAATACATGAAGCAAATGTTTAATAATCGGGCGTAAATCATTGATTTTCGGGTTTTCTTGACTAGTTTCCAATAGCTGCTGTTCCTCTTGGCGAGCAGCGGCTATTTCCTCTCTCACGATCCGGCGAATCGACTCTTCAAATGTCTCCGTAGGCGCTTCCTGTGCAGTCACTCCATAGTATTTGGACATCTTCAACATCCTCCTTGCCAAAATAAAAGAGCCCGCTATTTCGCGGACTCTGCATATTCTGGATATTTTATTTTGCTAGTTCAGGGTACTGCTTGAGAAGGTCGGCAATTTTTTGTTCTGTTTTTGCTAGTGCCTCTTCGGTTATCCGAATAGCTTCTGCGTTAATTTCCTTTTGTCTTTCAGTCATATTGGCGCCTTCTTTTGCTATGTGTTCGTGTATTTTTTCCAGATTAGCTTCATCCGTAGCTCGGTTTTTCTCGAGTCTAGCCAACTCTCCGGCAGGATCAGCCACAGGATTACTCTCATGGTTGGCTACAGGAGTATCCAGCATAATCACCCCATCTTTGAAGTCCACTTCCTTACCCAGCATCTCAGACACTTCGCGTACCGGAAGATAAGAAGAACCGTTGTAGGCAAGCGGCGCATTATTCAATTCTACTTTCTTACCGTCCACCTCTACCGAATAGTCTGTTCTAACAGTAGCAGTAATTTTTTCAATAGCAGTCTGAGCCATAACTGTACCGGCAGTAGCGAATATAACGCCAGCAATAAATCCTATAATGATCTTCTTCACGATATCACCTCATAATAGCTTTTCTACTATTATAGGTTATTTGTCGAATTATGCCAATATACCCATGCTACTTAATAATGCAATCAGTTGATTAAGCCTTACAACTGCATCATCAGGGTCAGTCGCAGCAGGCACGCCATAAGAGCCCAACACCATAGCGCCGCCGCCAACCTGTACGCTTTCGCCCAATTGGAGATTATTTACGGTATAGGTGACGTTACTATCGGGACCAAATATCAAGAAGCCGCTGCTGATTTGCGCTAACCAAGTCTCCTTACCATTGAACCCGAATCGGATCATTGGAGCACCCAGGTTATCGAGGTTAGACTCTATTTTTACGTATTTGTTCGCATCTCCATAAGCGGCAATCAAATTATTTGTGTTGGACAGCTCGACAAACGGATATGTCCCAAGTCCCGTTGCAATATACGCACCGTAGATGCCGCCGCCATTGATTGTGCTGCCGTTTATTTCAGAAGCACTTATTGTGCCACTGAACGTCCCGTCAACGCCCTCCAAAGTACCGGAAAATATAAACTTCTTATTTGGGATGTCAAACCACAGAGCTCGTTCTCCATCAGCCCAGAATGAGAGCTCGTCGGAGTTAAAGATACCCTTACCGGATCCGCCTTCTGTCTCAACAACAAAGCCTTCTTCGCGAGACGTTCGGGTGCCGTAATAGTTTCGGCCAAGCTTTACGGCTTCTTTATTGATTTGATTAACTTTTTTGGTTAATTGTCCCTCCACAACAAATTCTGATTGTTGAGGTGACTTGCTCGGTGCATCAAGTAGCATTTTAAAACCACCATGATAACCAAGCCGAATGGAAAATAGAATCGAACCATACTGGACCATACCATTCCAAGGAATATTCGTGTCTTGCCATGGGGTAATGGTCTGCCTCCATGATGTCCCTTCATATACCTCATAACCGATCCAATCCCCTGCATCGAGTGGAGGATATCCTCGGGCATCCATTTCTAGCGGTTGGTATTTGAAACCGCCTAAAGTGGTCTCCAGATCGTCTACTATCTCTTGCGTCATAAACGGGTTGTAGTAATATAAAGTCCGATCCTCATCACCAGACCCAGCCTCATACACTAGATCTTGTTCGTCATCATAGGTAACGACAAATCGCGTATACTCCTTGATTGGGTTGGTATGAGCTGCTCTCATATATTGCGCATCAGCCAGGTCTAAAACAGGTTTGAAAACTGATGTGAATTGGGCGAACTGGATTTTCCCATCCTTGCCAGTCCGTACGCTCGCAGAGTTAGCGCCAGCAATATAACCCATTACCTCATTGCACGTCATGCCTACGGGCTTAAATGGAACCATATAGGATGGGTTAATCTGCACCGTACTATCATAGGTGTAGTTGAGATGTGTGCAGATTTCATCCCATACGTCTTGCATTTTCGCTGGATAGGTCAGGTTCGACACATATGGCTGTTCTGTCCAGATTAATTTGCAATAGCATTCAAATTCCCAAACGTCATTAACCTTTTGACGCTTATTGATATAATACTCGCCTAACGGCAACCATTCTCCGGCCCCGCCGCCCCATGCTATGTCCGCTTTATCCCAAGGGATAATTGCTTGTTCCCAAGTCATGACGGAACTGTCAAATGCGGTGTAAGGGATGATACGGGCGTTGTTCGGAACCGCCCCGTTAAGCCTCATGCGCAGGGTTAACCGGGATCGAAACACCGTCCCGATCTCAAATTCGTCTGAAGCGAGAAGGTTTGTTTCAATCAACATATCCACGATCTCGTTCATTCCATAATCTGTCCCGCCCACATCGACCTTGACTAAAAACTCCCGGTCAGGTCTCAGGAGCAGCATTCTATATAATTCAGAAGTTGGATACATATCATTGCTCCGTCAACGTTATTTGTATTTGCCCCCACCAGATACCGTCATCTCGACTAATCGCAACTGGTGCAGGACGATCCCCCACATAAAACGTTTTCGTCTCATACTCGCCTGTCATCACATCAGGGTAGTAAACTTGGAAGAAACTGTCCTTCATCTGCTTGAGCAGCGCTGATGCTGTCTTCCATGGCAACGGGTTAAACGTCATGTCAATTTGCCTTTTTACGGCAACTCTATCCCGGTTAAATGTTCCATTAGCTGTCCGGACTGTCGCGTCTGCGTCGTCCAGGTCAAGGACTGTGACACTAAATTGATATGGCTTGGCGGCGATGATCTGTCCATTTATCTTTAGATCCATGCTCCCCCTCCTCGTTACGTCGGTATCGGGGCTCTGCCCGATCTCGCTTGCTCGCCGCGCATGGCCTCGGTTATCATCCTGGTCAATGTAGTTTGGGACATTGTTACGGTCATATTGCCGCCTTTTTCGGTTGCCCGCAAAATCTTGGTGAGCAAGTTCTCAACACTCCTCATATCCGATGTAGGCATTTCACCGCCTGCTGCTGGGTTGTACTTCTTCGGCACAACAGCCTCACCTTCATGAAGGAATGCCAAACCATCATCCGCGACATAGTTTGTACCTACCGCCAGTTTCGGTATCTTTGGAATGTTGATGCCGAAATTCTTGCCGCCCATTGATCCAGGTACCCAATCCGGTATGTCAAAGCTGATCTTATTAAGACCGCCTATCATGGCATTGATACCGTCGATGATGAGGTTCAGCGGGAACTTGACTATGGACCAGAGCGAGTCAAATACACCCTTGAATATCTGTTTGACGCCTTCCCAAGCCTTTTTCCAGTCGCCCGTAAAAACGCCGGTTATAAATTTCATGAGGCCTACAAATATATCCTTAACTCCGCCAATAATACCTCCGATGCTTTTGAACGCATTTGTGAATACAGAGACCAAAACGTCACCGACAAAACTCACAAGTGGTTTAAGCACGTTTTTCCAGAGGAACGTAAAAATAGCTACAAGCCCTTCGATAATCGGCATCAATATAGCCGCAATAAAAGCACCGAGCGGAACTAGGACGTTTTTCCAGAGCCACGAGAGCACCGCCGCTACGGCCTCGACAGCAGGGCCTAACATCTCAGCTAAAGCCTTACCAAGAGGGACCAATACTTCTTTCCAAAACGACTTTGCGATCTTAGCTACTTTATCAAAAGCAATTGCTAAGGCTTCACCGATAACTTTACCAATCGGGACAAGCACTTCTTTCCATAACCACTTCAAGAAATCTCCAAAAGGGACTAGGACATTTTTCCAGAGCCACATTGCAGCTACAACGACGGCGTCCCAGGCTTTCGGCATGACGTCCATCAACCAAGCGCCAAACGGGACGAATACGTTATCCCAAAGCCATTTTAAGAAGTTACCTAGCGGGACGAGAGCTCTTTCCCAAACGTCTATAGCGGCGTTTTTAACAGCCTCCCAAGCAATTGGCATAACCTCAAGCAACCAATTTCCAAAGGGGACCATGACGTTCTCCCAGAACCCTTTTATGGCAGTCTTAATTGATTCCCATGCATTAATCATAGCTTCGCGAAAACCATCATTTGTTCGCCAAAGGTAAACGATACCTGCTGCAAGTGCGCTGATCGCCGTTATGAGTAGTCCCACTGGAGTGAGCCGGAACGCGGTAAGGATAATTGCACCGAAACGCTTAATCCCTTCTATAATGGCTCCCCATTTCGCGACGCCAAATGCTAGGGCTAAAGCAACAGCCACGCCAGCAAGTGCAGCGATGATGATATCAGAGTGTTTCTTGATAAAGTCCGAAACGCTTCCATAAGCCTTTTTTACCTTTGCAGCCATCTCTTGGGCTTTGGTCGCTACACCATCCAAGGCTTGCGAAACATCATTTAATGCCCCGGTGTCTGCCGCTGCCACGCCTCCCACACCAGACGCTCCTGACTTATCATCTGAGCCGCCTGATTTGCCACCAACTAAGTTGACTTGATCGAATCCCGCAACCGATCCTTTTGCCTGTTTGCCGGCTTTCTCGTAGGCATCACCCATTTCAGATACAGCAGATGTTTGACCTCCTAAAGCGTTGGTCTGTTGCGACGTTACCGACTTAGTGCCAAACAGTGCTTGCACAAACGATGCTAACCAACGCGTCGCAGTCGCAAGTGCTTGGGCCATTTGCGTTAAGGCTGGCAGTATAGCATTGTAGATAGGCAAAAACGCCTGTCCAAGGTATAGACGGGCGTCTTTAAGGTGGGCGTTAAATATGGCCTGCTTAGTTGCTGTGTTCTGAGCCAATTCATTACCGTATTTACTTGCAGCTTGCTCCATGATAGCGAAGTAACGAATAGTCTGCTGAGTATTAAAATCAAGCTGCTGCCAACTCTTTCCGTTCGCAAACTGTCTAAAAGCGTTCGTGGATTCGATAAGCGCAACGTTAACGTTAATACCCAGATCCTCAATAGCTTCGGTGTTTCCTAATAGACCGGATCTAATCCGCTCCATGACGTCTTCCATCGTTCTCCCTGTCGAGCTCGCGACGACCGCAGAAGCCTTAAGCAAGTCTTGCGTCCGATTCATCGTCTCTTCGGTCCCTCTACTAAATCCACTTAATAGGTTGGCATATACTGCACCGTACTTGATTGCCTCCGATTGGGCCATACCAAAAGCTTTGCCTTGGGTCAACGCCCAATTGGTGAATACTCCAGCACTTTCGCCCATTAAGCGATTAATCTGCCCAATTGCTGCCTCAAATTCCATCGCATCTTTGATGGCTGATTTCAAGCCCATACCGACACCTAAACCGGCTAAGGCAGTACCAACTGCTGCCATGGTACGGTTCACTTTCTTACCAAAATCCTGAACCGTTTTTTGTGCGGACGCCATCTGCTTTCGCATAGATGAAAAATCCGCGCCAGCTCGTATTAATAGGTTGCGTACTACCGCCATGTTATCCCTCCTTTCCGATCAATTGACCCTTGTTACCTGCGTTTAACCTCATGGCTACAGCAAGCATTTCTTCTGGTGTCTGGTTTTGTTTTGTCTTAGGCGCTTCATTCTTTTTCAGTAGGCTCTCAAGCCTTGGCATTTTTTCGGCACGATATAATGCGGCTGTCAGATATGCAATCGCTGTTTTCTCTTGATGCTCATGTTCCGCTTTTTCGCTATACACTGCCGCCTGCAGCATTAATTCACGAGGCGTCATTTCGTTATACTCAGCAGTCGATATGCCTAATGAGTAGGCTAGTTTTAGCGACTTTTCCCAGGTGAAGCCTTCGTCTTGGGCTGCTTCCCCACTGGTTCGTTTCCCTCAACCATCTCTCCAAAAGCTGATTCCAAGGCATGATTCATTTTTTCAATCAGTTCGGCAAACGATGGCGCCTGATCGAGCAAGTCTTCCATCTGCTCGAGCGTTAACGTCTCATTATTATCTCTCGCATCGGACAAGAGACCGCAGTACAGATACTTCTCCAAGTCCTCTAAATCGAGATCTTCCGTGGATAAGTTCTCAATATCCTTACCAGTCATCGCCAAAAGGCGTTTTATCGCTTTGTGACCGTAGCGCAACTCCCTTGGACGGTCCAACTCAATCATGACAACGTCGTTTTTGCTCATATCTTAATTCCTCCGATTAATTAAATTGCCCGAATAGTTTAAATAGCCCGAGGTTTCCCCCGGGCCTGTATTAAGTCCGAACTGCGATGATTTCGTAGGCGACTTGTGTCTTGCCCTCTTGCTGAGCAACGATGGTTAGCCGTTTACTTTGCCCTGTTGCCAACGCAATGGCATTCGATGCTGTCCCGCTGGTCAGTGCTTGTACAAATACACCATCCACAAACAGTTTAAGCGCATGACTTGCAGCTGTTGCCGTTGCTGTTATGGTGGCGGCTGTTACCCCTGCAAACGTGTAAAAGTTTTTGTCAGCTGCAAACGCAGGGGCCAATGCACCGCCTGCACCGCTCAAAGACAAGGCGGTAAGGCCAGTACTTGGGGTCATATTGAGAGAAGGTTTACCGCTGACACGTATTGTCGCTTCGAACTCCAACGCGCCCTCTAACTCGGCAGTCACATTGTAATTCGTAATAATTCCCTCAAAACTCCAAGACGCCCCTAGGCGAGCGGGGTAAATAATCTGAAACTGCTGTACATCTCCAGTCTCTAGGGCAGCATACATGGCCGCTTGTCCAACATTGGTTGGCACAAAAAAACCGGAAACACTAACCTCTCCGGCATCTTTAAAACCACCAATAAATTCACGGTACTCATCTTCACTGTCCAATGTCGTAACATCAATTTCTTCTCTCGTTACACTTGGAGACGAAATTGAGCTTAGGTCTGAGATAAAATTCAAACCCATTTGCAACTTCGTACCAATCGCTCTGTGAGCTGCTTTTGTCAATGCGGTCAACCTCCCTTAAAAATAAAAAATCGTATCCATTTGACATCGATACAAATCCGGTGCTTGTTCATATATTTCAACAGGCGTCTCATAGTTAACGCTCTGAATAAAGAGTTTTGCTACCCCAATTTCTCGCTGCTCCATGCCTTCCAGCAATTCGACCACTTGCTCCGTTAATAACGTCATTGTGTCGTAGTCAGCAGCGACAACGTTTAATTCAACCCTCACCATTTGCGTACCGTGGTAGCCTTCATTAAGCGTTTTAGCCTTGAGACCAGTACCACCGAGGTAGATTAAATAAGGAACCCTTGTTTTTCGTACCGCCTCAGGCGCGTTGAGTGGATAGATACGGCGTTCCAACCCTGCTATAGACTCAAGTTCATGAACCAATTCTGATCTAAACACTCAATCACCCTCTCGCCTTTAACAGTTTGTCTACAAGTTTCCCTGCCTTTTCGAGCGTTTTCTGCTCAATTTCTCGAACATTCTCGTCGATAGATCTACGCAAATAGCGGTATCCTGGAATATAACGACCGTCATCCGTCATAAAGCCGTACTCTTGACTTGCCGGGTAATATGATCGTTTCCCATCCTTCGATACACTGACGTAAAGGTGTGTTTTGGCTGGGTCCATCATGATGTCATAAACCGCTTTACCAGCTTTTACGCGACGCTCTCGCTTCATAATCAAGCCACTTTTCAAATTACCCGATTCAACAGGAGCGTTTCGTTTCGCGGCCTTAAACGCTACGTTCGCGCCAGCTCGAGCCGATTGTGTGGCAATTGTTTGGGGAGCCTTGCCAAGTTTCTTGAAATCGCGCTCCAGTTCTTTCTGACCGATAATTTGCGTATTTCGCGCCACTACTGACGCTCCTTGGACATCAATTGCAACTCTACGTTGTTAAAGTTAGGACGGATGATGTGCAGGACTTCAAACAGCGTAGTTCCATATTTGACAACCATAGTGCGATCAATCCCTTCGCGATAGCGGATTCGAATACGTGTCGTCACTTCGGCATGCTCAGCAAAAGCTGCAAAGAACTCTCTGCCCCGCAATGGCTCAATAGCTGCCCATACCGTAGCAACATCTTCATATACGATGATTGTCGATCCACTATCTGCACGAGATTCTACAGGGCGCTGTATGGTGACTCGTTTATTCAAACGATTGACAAGAGTGTCATTTTTCTTACCGCAATCATAACAACTCATATCGGTATCACCCTATCTAAATTAAGCAAGTTATATACCGCTGGAGGCGGGTCACACATACCATTCTCAAACCAATGGACCGTTAATATGATGATGGCTTGCTTTATTCGTTGTGGCACCTCAGCAATGCTTGCCCATCCCGCAACATACCTAACTATAATCCCGTTAGCAACTGGCAATTTACTTGAAGGCCATGACTTTGATATAAGCCGGGGCACAAAAGAGTAATCATCAATGGTGTACTTGTCGGGATTAACCGTAATTAAATTACCATTATCCGAATAAATGAGCGAAACAAAGGATTGCAGCGGTGGACGTGGTAACTGGATAGTATTATTACAAGGCCACTTGTCAAGGGCGACTTCTATCGTTTGTGTCAAGTAAGCGCGGTTTTGATAACCTTCGCACCATTCCCGCGCAGCCGTAATCAGATCAGATATTTGATTTGTTAACTCCGGCGTAATCATGTCATCATCGTACCTAAGTTGTGTGTAGACTTGTTCGTTTGTTACTGGTTCGGCGTCCGGTGGTATGATTTGTTTCAGTTTCAGCATGATTCACCGCCTCCCCAATAACGCGTATCTTCCGTAGGACTTCGAGTTCCACGTCATTTGCCTGTACAATATCGCCCGGCTTCATGCGAAAGCCTGTCCGGCGATCAATGAATTCGGATGTTACTTTGTATTGCAATTTATTTCCCCCTTCCAGGGAGAGCGGCCGTTAGGCCGCCCAAGTAATCGTTACGGTCCAGCGGGAACGTCGAGAATAACGTAAGGCGACACTATCACACCGTTTTCAAGTGTAAGCGGAGCAGGCGACCATGGTTTGCCATCGACATTCCAGAAACATTTGATGACCGTTTTGTTCGAACGGAATAAAACGTGCTCAGAAGCTGCCACGAACGGACCAGAACCATCCTTGATCAGGTATTGGTTAAAGTCAATCAATGACAGATCGCCTCTCGATCCCGAAGCAGGAACTTTGTCTGTGAAGTGAATCGGGATTCCCAATAGGGTTGCAGGAATACCTTTACTTGCATCGCCAGAACCGAAAATGATTTTCCCGTCGTCGTCTCTGATGGACGCGATTTGCGGGAGCATGTATTGGTTTGCGATGAAAATCGGCTGCGCATTCGCAGACATCAGCAGGCGTGCCAACATCGTCAAAACATCAAGATACGTGACAGTTCCTGAAGTTGCCCGGTTTACAGAGATTGCGCCCGTATTGGCTGCCGTCAATACTCCAGTCGGTTTTCCAACTCCATTACCAGTGAGGAAAGCGATCTCCTCAGCAGTATTCATTGCTTGGCGTAGCAGGCTGGTGATAAATGCCGAACCAGCCGACCAGTTACGCAGTAATTTATCTGTGGCTACCGTCGTGGCTGCCACTTCTTGCGGAGTCAGTGTTACCTCAAACAACTTCGCGTCCGTTTCTGGTTTGTCGGCACCCTCTGCGATCCACGTTACCGTAATCCCGCCGAGAGAACCGTCGGCGCCCTGACTGAAAGCAGGAATTGTAATAGCAGCGTCTGGCGGATCACCAGCAGGCAATACTTGTGCACGCGAACGAACGATATTGTTGGAATAATTCAACTGCAGAAGTCGGGAGGTATCCTGTTGAACCGGAACCGCAAACCCACCGTCTTCACCGGTTCCCATCTGCCATTCATTTCGGAACTGCGGGCGCATGCTCGCAACGAATGCATCGGGCACTTTGTACCCGCCGCCTTGATTTTGGTTGACGGGCAATTCTGACAGTCGGCCACGCGTGTCTCCGAATCGAACGGCATTAATCATTTCACCAAGGTTTGTAAAACCGCCATCGTCCATCTTCTTTTGTTGCACCGGCATGCCGCCAAGCGCAGAAGCAGATGGCCGATATGGCTGCCCCGTTGGTTTCCCGAGTTCGTTTTCACGAGAAGCAATTTTGCTTTTCCGACCTTCTGCTTCCTCTGCCGCTTGGATCTGCGCTGTGAGCTGTTCATACTCGGAATCCAGCGCATTGAATTGCGCCTCTTCCTCCGGTGTTAATTCTCTTTTTTCGGTTTCTGCTTTATCGAGCAAAGCTTTCATGCCTGTGTGTTTGGCCGCTCTGGCCTGCATCATTTCTGCGATTGTCAATTAGACCATCTCCTTTTTAAGTGCGAGTTTTTTGGCATAAAAAGAGACAGACCGTGAAGCTGTCTGCCTTTGTGGTGCCGATTTATTTTTAAGCTCATTTCGGAGTTTTGCTATAACTTCCGGCGGGAGCAGTCCGCTAATAGATGCTGCAAGACGGCGTCCTTCATCGAAAAGGATTTCATCGACGAATCCTTTCTCTTTCGCCTCTTGTGCAGTGAGCCAGGTTTCTTTATTCATCATGCTGAGCAGTTCCGGCTCTGGAATCCCGCTTTTTAACGCATATGCGTTCGCAATGGACTTATTCCATCCTTTGAGTGTGTCAGAAGTATGTGAGTGATCACGATAATCACCGCCCGAATACGAGCTCACATTATGAATCATGATTTGAGCTGTGGGGGAAATTAGCACCTTATTGCCTGCCATTGCGATTACTGACGCAGCGCTCGCCGCTAAACCCACTATTTTCACAGTGACATCCCCGCTGTACGACTTCAAAGATGTATAAATCTCTGAACCTGCGAAAACGTCGCCACCCGGCGAATTGATTAGTACCTCAAGCGGCTCGCCGTTAGCTGTTGCCATGGCATCAGAAACACTTTTCGGGCTGGAGTGTTCCATCTCGAACCAATCATAAATCCAAGCATCATCGTTTGAGACGATAACGCCTTTAATCTCAATCTGCGGCACCTGTACCACCTCCTCCATTTGGTTTAGCCCCTGCTGCGACTTCAACCGAAATCATATTTCCGTTAACGAGCAGCGATTCCGCACCCACATCGTCTCGCGGGTTCATATCCTCAATCTCAAGCCAATCGTTTGTACTGATTACGCCGTTTTGGCGTTGAATTGCAAGTCCTTCCTGACGGCTCTTATAATCACCCCGAAGTAAACCAGCAACGTTGAATTTGATATACAATCCGCTACGCCTCTCTGATGGTGTAAGTAGCCGCCATGATATCGCCTTTTCCCATGCCACGATATACGGCATGAGTGAGTACGTTACAAAATCGATGGACTGATGCTCGATGTTGGAAAACGTGCTCCTCGACAAGTCAGCGATCATATGTGGAGGAACGCGGAAAAGCCCGGCTATCTCGCTGCGGGTGAATTGTCTGCCCTCGATAAACTGTGCATCTTTGAGAGGCATTGGTATCCGGTTGAATTTCAGACCTTCCTCCAGCACCAACGGGCGCCAACTATTTGCTAGTCCGCTTCCACGCTCCTCAAAATCATCACGGAGCCGATCAAATGCTTTGTCGCTCATAGCCTTGTCAGTCTCAAGCACACTCCCGACATTCATTCCCTGACCAAAGAAACGAGCATTAAATTGTTCGGCCGCTATGCCAGTTCCAATCGCTTCGGCAGCCATTCTAACGGGACTGTATCCCTGTATGCCGTCAAATCCCATACCTGGAACATGGAACACCTCAGTAGCCGGGAACCTCTCGAACTTACCGCGATCATTTATGTTGTAATAAATCCGGTAATCTGATAAATCACGCTCCGGCGTGCAATCCGTCCAAGGTACAGGGTACAAGTCAATGACATCGCCACGGCCGTTACGTGAAATGACAGAATAGCAGTTCCCTGCAAGCGCCATACTTGCGATCTGCTGTTCACGCCAAGAGACCGTTGTCATATCGGTATTCGGCGCAGTATATAACAAATCGAATAACGGATGATCTCTTACCTTATCAGATCCACGCCCGTTAGCTCGTTCTTGATGAACTGTTATTGGCAATGATGCGATCGCTTCGGCTAATACGCGGACGCATGAATAAACGGAAATAAACCGCATTGCCGACGACTCATCTACTTCAACACCGGCATGTGAGCTACCGCCTCGGTAGCGGACGCGTACCTCTTTATCAAAATCGTCCATATTGTACTCGCCAGCAAGGGCCTTGAACGCCGTCTTTATCCTGGTTGATAGCTTCAATTTTTCTCTCACCTCCCTACAAGCGACGCAGGCCGCGAGTTTCATAAATGGAAACATCGACGTTTTCATAAATCATTGCCGTAGCCATCGCGTTTATCAACGCTACTGTCAAGTCAATACGCTCAATCGAACGGTTCTTCATGGGTTTTATATTCTCATTGCCATCTACTGCGACGATCGTATTCCCCCAACACCAGCGGGCGACCGGATTAACTTCATGCGTCATATGGCCCGACTTCATCAGCCTCTCGATCGTCTTCATCGCAGGCGACATCTGTGCCATGTTCTGCGCAATCTCAATGGCATTCACGCCCTCGCGCATCAGTCGCTGTGTCAACATCCTGCTGTTCCATGGGTCAGTTCCGAGTGCTGCAACTTTGTACTGACGGCTTGCCGCAAGCAGCCGAGCTTCAACAAAGTCATAATCGACGACATTCCCCGGCGTCGCATGGATGAACCTTTCGTTAACCCAACGATCATAAGGTACGTGGTCCCGGGCTACCCGCTCGCGCATGCTGTCTTCTGGAATCCAGGCGTCATGTATAAAGCGCCAGTCAGTCAGCCCCTCTTGCGGCGGGAAAAGGTAGACGGCACCGGTAATGTCCGTCGTGCTGGATAAGTCGAGACCGGGATAACACTTCTTGCCGATGAGATCCGCCGCAGTCCATTTACCTACAGTTTGATCCCACAGAGTAAGTGGCTGCCATCCGATCCGCTTTAGTGCGACCCATTGGTTGAGTCGCAGCCAACGAAAAAGGCGCTCAGATGCTTCGCTATTGCGAGCAGCCAGCGCCTCTTGCCTGACGGATTCTATGCTAATCGTGTGACCCAGTGACGGATTAGCTTCGAACCAAACTTTCTCGTCGTAGATATCCGCGTCTTCCGGGGCTCCGAAAATCTTAACGTACCAATAGGGGTCAATCTGCTCACCGGAAAGGATCTTTGAAGCTTTCTCATGAATCTCCCATCCGATCGAATTCCGGTCCGGATCGTCGCCGGCCGTCGTGATAACCCACCAGAGTGGCTCCTTCCGTGCAGCTCCGGCGCCGAATGTCATAACGTCCCAGAGATCGCGCTTCGGCTGTGCGTGGAGTTCGTCGAAGATGACCACCGTCGGGTTGATTCCGTGCTTCGTAAACGCTTCGGCCGACAGAACCTTCATGACCGTACCGGTGAGTTTGTTCTTGATTTCCTTGCGGCTATCCGTGACTTTTAGGATCGCCTCAAGTTCCGGCTCTTGCTCGATCATCGCGCAGGCGGCCATATAAACCAACTTTGCCTGTTCGCGGTCGGCGGCGCAGCAGTAAATCTGTCCGCCAGGTCCGTCGCAGGTCAAGTGGTAGAGGGCGACTGCCGCAATTAGACTTGTCTTACCGTTCTTTTTCGGAACCTCAAGGTACGCGTAACGGTATTGCCTGTAGTTGTCGGCATTTACTGTTCCGTATACATCCCAAAGTATCTCGTATTGCCATTGGAGAAGCACGAATGGCTGACCGTAAAAGTCGTCGACGGCATGGAGCATTTGAATAAACTCGATCGGCTCAAGCGCGCGCTGCTTATCATGTGCCATGGCCACCAGCCCGTTTGTTCATGAACGCTCCCATCGCCGACTGCTTTGCTTCCTTCTTCGCAGGCTTTGGCACGTTCTTGATCTTGGCGAGCGGATTGAGAAATAACCGGTCCTGCAGTTTTAGCAGCATGTCCATCTTCTTGTTGATCGCTGTCTCGATTTTAAGGATGCCGTCTATCGATGCGAGTTGAGCAATGTTAGACATCGACTTCATGACGTAATCGTCTTGCTCCATGATGTAATCGTAAAGATTGTCCGTATCCTGTGCGATGTTGTCCACCCGCTGGTACGCTTCGAGCAGACGATTGTATTCGCTATACGTTTTGCAGTAAAGTCCCAACGCTCCGACGTCGGAACTGGTAAGTAATTCAACGTTCTGCTCGGCAGCTACTTTGTACTCTTTGATCAACTCGTTCCAAAGCTTCGCGGCCGTCTTGTCCTTCGCCACGAATGGTGGCTTTTTCAGTTTTGCCAGGTCCTGGACACCGAGCTTCAATTCATTTTGTTGTCGCGCCTCGATTTCTTGTTTGGTCAAATGGCTCGGATTGCCCTGCGCGAGATGCAATCCGATTGGTTTGGCTCGTCTGCCTGCCATCAGGGCTCACCTCCGAAAATTTCATTTCCCGAAAAAAGTTTGCGCAAATGGGAGGCGCGGTCTTTGGTTCGGCAACTCCGAGGGATTCGACTACCCCCTCCCCCCTGTCTATCCTCCCATCAGAAACACGATTCCTCGAGCATAGGCATATATCCACCCCACAACAAATGCAATTGCTATCGGCCAATGCCACCAAGGTGTACACTCTTTCTCTTCATTGCCGCACATAGAAGGTTTATCACAACTCATCTCCCGAACCCTCCGTCCTCTTTAGCTGTCTTCCTGTCGTGGCATCTCTTCGCCATCGGTTGATGATTCTTTGGATCCCAGAACAGCCGCTTGTCTCCCTTGTGCGGGATGATATGGTCCGTGACCTCGGACGGCTTCGGGACCAGCAGCTTCGCGCAATCAGCACAAGCACATAACGGATTAGCTCTCAGGAAGCGCCGACTGTACCGCTGCCACTTGCTATCATACCCGCGTTGATAAGCTGATCCGCGTGCTCGTTCATAAGCCAATGCCTCACTCTTGACGTGCGCCTCGCAATACTTCTCTGTCGCGAGCTCCTTGCACCCCGGCTTACCGCATGGTCTTTTCGGTTTACTAGGCATCATCTAACACCAACCTATCCTTATGTCTTGCCGCCCAACCCAGTGCTGCAGGTATGTCAAAGTTCGTACGACCATAACAGGTTATCAGCCTTACTCCTGTATCGGTGTACTCAGCTACCCACCAAACGCCGCCGATATGAATGAATTGTTCCTCTCGTCGATAGTCTCTCTGCTGAATCTGCGAGTCGACCAATTTCTCCAGTTCTTCTCGCTGCATTTCTTCGACTCGGATGCAATACTGCTCTAATGCATGGTTCGTAATAGAAATCGTTAATTCATAAAGTCTCATGTCTCCTCTCTCCATTCAGTTAACATAGTCGATTCCACCTTTCGACTCCGGGCAGACGCCTACCCTATCTCCGAAGAGACCCCGGCCCAACAAACAGAAAAAGTCGCCATACAGCGACTCCATCCAATTCAGGCGTTCTCATAATTTTAATCAATATATAGTGATAATTTATAATCAAAACACTATATATTGAGGTTTTAATGTGGTATCATTTACCTGTAATTAATTATAAAATCTAGGGGGTTAAACTATGTTTCCTTACCGTAGAAACGGAGTAAAACAACTTGATCATGATATGATGATCTCAAGAATTGCAACGGGACTTAAGGCCGGCGGGTTTATTGTTGTCGCAGACCACATTAAATGGCAGGATGGCGTTCCACCATTAATTAATGGACACAAGCCGGATATTGTTTACATAGAAAGAGACGGCAGTCCAATAATCATTGAGGTTGAAACACTTGATAGTTGCACAAACTCTCATACTATCAATCAATTGAGAGCTTTTAACAAACAAGGCGAAACATACGTATTTATTCCAACAGAAAAACAGTCGATATTTCCGAAAAGAACCCACCTTGAGAGAATTATTGCTGCCAACAGGTTGAGTAATGTCAAAGTACTTACTTTTGCTGCTTAACAAAAACAGAGAAGCTACCAAGCGCTGGCGGCTTCTCTTTGTTTTCTCCGACACTATCAATATATCATGATTTGACAGGCCAAAAGTCGCATTGGAGTCGCATCAACGCCAACCCACCTTATAGGCGATCGCACTAATGATCTCATCCCGCCATCTTATTGCCGTCGCTCTGTGCGCTGGGATCTCCTTCGCAATCCCTTCCCATGTCAACGTTTGCGGCCTTGTCCAATATCTCAGCGTCACTAACCTTTGCTTATCCTTCGGCAACGCCTCGTATACTGCCTCTATCGCATCAGTGATGTTCTGAAGCTGTTCCAGCTTCTTATGACTTGTCAGCAGCACCGCCGTCCTCGCCGTTGGGTCGCTCACGCCGCTGCCCCGGCCTCCTCCGACATTCTCGTCTTCATTCGTTCTGCCGTAAAGTATTTCATTCTTTAACCGTACAATCTCTTTGCGGGTATCGTGATAGGCGTAAAGCTCGCTTTCGACGTGCTGGAACGTCCCTCGGCGCAGTTTAAGTTGATTGGTCATTAGGTTTTCGCCCCTTTCGTTGTGGCAAGATCCCTGTAATCATTCTCGTTATGGATTCTAAAGTGATTAGAGCAAAAATGATTATGATTGTCGTTAAGTATGGATGTTCGAGCGCCCACGTCTTCATTTCCCGTTCACCCCTAACTCCTTAAGGGTATCTTGAACGATTCCGTTAATCTTGGTGACACAAGCATCTTCGTGACTGGACTCGTCCGCTACTTCCCGCAACCCCTCTATGGCTTTATCCCTCTCTCCCTGGAGGAGGTCTATTTCCTCTAGCAAATTAACTGCTACTTCTTTTTTAACAATAACCGCGCTTGTCCGTTCGACATGGTTGCGTATCTCCTCTAATCGTTTATCCCGCGCATATGCATGATCGCAACTCTTAACGGATCCGAACGATCGCACTTCTCCCATGCCTCCACATTCGGGGCATCCGTCCGCTAGTTTATCCCTTTGGTTATCCCTGTCCATCCCCGTCACCCCATTCCGCGCATTCGCTGCAAACTAATCGATGATTCCCGCAGTCTGCACAAGGTTTGATATGTTTCGATTGCCCCTCGCATCCCATGTGATAGGGCGTGGATGATCCGTCAGACTCAGCACGAGTCAATTGAGCATGATCCAGTGGAACGCTATGGTTACATACTCCGCATGTTTGGTTGTCCATGTTCTTCCTCCCTCACCGACCTGTATGATTTACATACAGCACTATTTTTTGAACGCCTTTGATGAAATGCCAAACCTCAGCAACTTTATATCGCTTTGTCTCATTTCTTTTGACCACGACGATGTATTCGCCAGCTCGAGGAATAGTATCAACCTCAATCGTATCGATATGCAGTTCTTGGTTCTCGTCGTTTAGGCGAAGCTCGCATTTGTATGTCATAGCCCTAACACCGCCAATACCTTATCCCTAGTCATCTAATACCCTCCTTCGGCCGCCGCTGGCGCTAAGCATATTCGGTCGTTCCGATGCCCTGACGGCCTGATTCGTTATTTCGTCTAACTGTTCATTAACACTCAGTCACTGGAGCGCATTTCTTAGGTTTGATATTGTACTCAATGGTAATGACTCTTTCATATTCAATTTCAGAACTACAAGAGCCGCATTGGGTTTCTCCTTCATCGGAAAGCTCCCAAGCATCGTGGTTCACTGCTCCACAATAAGGGCAAGTAAAATCACTACTGTAATCAATTTCTTCCCCTTCTTCATTGAGTTCTACAGGTTCTACTCCTAAAATTTCTTTTTCCCTGTTATACATACAATGGCGATAACTTTTTCCATCTACGATGATAAAACCGCCGAAATCCAAATCCCTATACATCTCGATTGCTGCCAAAACTTTCACCAATTCCATCTCTTCGCACTTGTTATTCATTGATAATTTGGAATCATAAAGTCGAACTTCCATCGTTCTCACTCCTTCGCTATATGGATCTACTGCGGCTCTGCCGCCATCAAATCGACTGAATTATCCCAGCGTCAGCGGGGGCCGTATAGGTAGGTTTGTATGCTGTCATACCGATACCCCTTTATAGAAATATGGTTCTCTCTTCTTGGTTGGCGGTGAATAACGCCATGTTGCGAGCTTACCCCGGAAAACAACGTGATTTACTGAGGAGCAACCCATATGATCGCAGTTGTGAGTTTCGTCTTCATCGTCCAACTCGCCAACTATAACAATCTCGTTTGTTGATGGATTAAAATATACATCTTGGCTGATATGATTAAATCCTTTTGGAGTTGTCATTTGTCCGATACCTCCTTACTAGGCCATGGAGCAATTCCCATTACAACGTAACCTTCCTTTACAAACTCCGGCGTATCAAGGATATAAGTCACGCGTTTGCAAACTCCTGATCCCGTCCACTCATCCTTTTCTGGGTCCCACTCCAACAGAACAAGCATGTCTCCAACTTGGAAGTTACGGTCGTTGCGCCTCACTTCAAACGTTTTGGTTCCGTCCCACACGGCTTGAAAGTATTGCGGCCATGTCTTCAATTCGTGCTTATTCATTTGTCCGATACCTCCAGTAAGTGAGGATGGTCCCAACGATTGCCGATGACTTCACATTCATCTGAGATGTACTGAGCATCGTCATACATTGGAGTACCGTCTGCACAAAAAGCTCCATCTTCGAATGTCACCAGTTCATTGTGATACCTTGTCTCCGTATTTTCAGGAGTTTCATATAGGTCAGGAACTTTTAGAATATCCCCATCAAAAACGGGTTTCCCGTACTTATCTGGCACTCCCGAATCTTGCCTTACTGTATCGGGATCGACATCATGGGAGTTCGCATAAATCTGTGCATAGCTTGTTGCGATGATGTGCCTAACAATTCCCATATGTTCGTATCGAATGTACCAGCCCTCAACCCACTCACCGTTATCAATCCGCTTTCCTTGGTATGGTCTCATTGGGATTCCTCCAGTCCAGCCAGCTTGCCAAGTATAATTCTTTCATCAAGAGGCTGTTTATACGGATTCTTCCCGTCCTGTGAATGGTAGATATAAGCAGCTACACTCGAAGCCTTATATCGTTCCATAGCCAACTTATACTCCAATACATTTCGGGCTACTTCTTCGGGGGATTCCTGTATATTTGCATAATTCTCTTTACCGAACGAAACAATCGTTACAGCCTCGTCATCTGGATTAAGAGAAACAAATTTTATTTGCTCTGGTGATGCATAGACAATAGGACCATCAATCCTCGTCAGTTTAATCATTGTTCTGTTTCCTCCTTTACCCCAACATACTTGCCGAACACTTTCTCTTCGCACTCAGTCGAACATAATGGCGGTTCAAGGGGTTTACCCATGCACCCACATTCTCGGCCATCGCAGCACATTTGCGGCTCGTAATCGTAAACCTGAGCGTCACAGACGATGCATTTTGTGTTGTAGATGTGTTGCTTATTTATCATCTTGGACATCCCCTTCCTCTACCCAGCCTTGCTCAGTCCATAGTGCCGGACATGACTTACGGTGATATTCCGGCACCGGCTGTCCAGGTGTCCTACGAATGTAGTCGCCTTTATAGGTCCTGTCATAATGCTCGCATCCCTTTTGCGTATAAACCCATTGTTTACCGTTTGATGCGTGGGCTTTATTCTTGGACATCCGTAGATACCTCCTTGTGGGATAGCGCCCTGATCCTTTCAATTGCCAGCAACACCATTTCTGTCTGTTCCCACGATGGTTCATAATCTGGAACTTCATCAGCCGGATAACAATTTTCAATTTCGGTTCGCACAAGCTCTAAATAATCTGGGTTAATCGTCCATCCGCCTTGTTTTTGGGGCTGCCGAGGAAACTCAATCCGACACAACCGCTCAATCTCCCTATCCTTGTCGGCTATCTCCCTCTGCTGCTGCTCCAACATTTCGATAGACTGCTGGAGCCATGTGGGAGAGTTTGAGATTAGGTGTACATTAGCTTTCATATTCTCGTACTCAATTTCTTCGCCTGATTCAGAGTCATGATCATACATTTGGCAAATCCAACTACACTCCTTATCAAAGCCCACTCTAACGGCGTCTTCAGTATCTACCCATGGACCCGGTGTAGCCGATGACAACGCCTCTTTCATCGTCTTGATATGTTGCTGTATGAGGTTACTTTCGTTATTCATCCTTCTTCTCTCCCCTCAAATATTGAGTATCAATTGCCTATTCTCAATTCGATTGACCGACTTCTCATGTATCTCCCGGTCCTTTTCGATTGCAATAAAGTTACGATTCGTATTTGCCGAAGCTAGAGGAATCGACGCTGAACCTGAGCAGTTGTCAAGCACCGTGTCCCCTTCGTTAGTGTAAGTTTTGACCATGTACTCGCAGAGCGGAACCGGCTTTTGGTTGACGTGTATTCTGTCCGGGTCATCGTTATTGACTGCTGGGAAGTAAAGAACGCTACGGGGCTGCCTGACGGTTGAACCAGCGTCATTGGACCAGGGAACACCATCCCCGTAAGCAGTCGACTTATGATTGTTTGTAGCAGCGTTCATAGGCTTATGCCCTGTTGTGATTTGCGGGTTATATATAGGCGGTCGCTTGTAGAAGACAAGTAAATATTCGTGCGCCTGCAATGGCATATGATTCGCATTAAGATGGCCGGTTGCTTTGTTTTTCTCCCATACCCAGTCATAACGATAGAGTTTTGGATTGCTAGCCCAAAGCATTTTATCGAAAGGAGCTTTGGCAAAAAGGACTATAGCGCCATTTGGTTTGATTAGCCTCTCATATTGCTGCCACAGGTGGTCGAAAGGAATGATTACATCCCATTCGCTGCGTGTTGTGCCGTATGGGAGATCACAAAATATCATGTCGATTGATTCAGAAGCGATTTCCGGCATGACCTGCAGACAGTCTCCATTGATGATCTGATTTAACATATCTATCTTTGTATCTCTCCCCTCTGATTTAGACCCAGACCCTATACGGCCCCCAAATTAAAACGCAGCATTTGAAAAAGGCATGTATATTTTTCTTGCGTCAATGGCTGCTTTTTCTGCTTCTTTCAGATCACTGTAATACCCAATTGTTTTCTTCTTTTTGTTTATTTTTATTTGCACTTGCCACTTTTTAGAGGCATTATGCCAATGCACACCCCTTATACCAGAAGAACTATTTCTTTGAGCTCCTAATCGGTTTTGTTGATTTTCGCCATTTGTGACTATTCTTAGGTTTGAATCGACGTTATCTAAAACGTCATGATTTATGTGATCGACATACATCTCTTTTGGCGAGTTTGTTATCCATCTGTGAAGCGAAATCGTTTTTTGTTTACTTTTTCCAATAGTTATTTGACCGTTAACATAAAACGCTTTAGTATCATTGTTCCAGTTCACATACCAACTACCAGGAAACTCTTTTGCTCTTTCCAATTTGGTTGTACTAATAAGCGTTTCATGTCTTCCGTACTTTGGACTATCTATGAAAATAGCTGTCACATCTCCACGAATCTCATATTTATTTTTCAATCGTTAAACCTCCTATCTCCCTTTCTGGCCTTTGCCCTAGTAGTTATGCTGACTCTTCTAATCTCTTATTCCGAAACAAGAATGTATGTTCTATTCATAGCGCGCAGAGTCCCGCCAACCAGACTGACTATCTGGTTATCTCACTCTTGCCGCCTTACGCCAGAGCGATTTGTAATGGTACATCGTACTTCGTTGTAGCCCATATTTCTCGGCTATTTCAGCATCATCAAGGCCAGCCGCCACCTCTATGTCATATAAAGGTTTTGTTAACTGTACCTTGCCTTCCATCCGTCGTTTGATTGACCTCTGCTGCCGAGCTCTCAATTTCTCAGCGTCTTCTCTCGATCGTTCGATGGCGGTTTTCACCATTTTAATTTCGTGGGGATCGCCAAGATCCTGACCGAGTTTGTACGCTGCAACTTGATCGGGTGTTAAACGCCATACTTTCATCGGAAATGCCATCGCTACGCCCTCCTTACAACTGGCACGGACCAGTCTATTCCGCTCTTCAACTTCTCCAGCGCCTCATTCTGGAATGCCGCGCGTTCGTCTGGACATACAATGCCTCGAGCGATCTGAGCCAGCACATAGGCATCTCTGACGTTGTCAGATGGGTGTTCAAAGTTCCACCGCTTGTAAATGTGTACCGCGAGCTCGTCTTTCTTCGTGTTCCCCTTGCCGGATGCATACTTTTTGAGTGTTCCGGGTGATACATCCATATAGCGCACGCCTGCGCTGTATAATCCAGTTCGTATGCCCCACCCAAGTCCATATTGGATGCTCACAGCGCTGCCTTTGGCACCATAGGCAAACCCTTCGATTGCCACGATATCATTTGGCTGGACTTCCGAGAGAGTGTCCTCGATTATCTCCAGCATGCGCCCTGGGTCCTTTCCTTTCGCCGTAATCTCCATGCTATCAATCAGGTTCCCGTCCCTATCCAAGATTGCTACGCCTGTTTTTGTGCTTGGGTCAATGCCGATAAACCGCATCCTGATTTCACCTTCCGTTCGCGTTGTATTTTTTGTTCTTCCGTCCGTGCCACTTGCTCCCATACTTCCGCAAAAAATTGTTGCAAGATAGGTTTAATATCCTTGTCCGTCATCCTCAAAGCTTGTAATTCATTCCGCATGGATCGGGCCATCCTGTCCATAGCAGTCAAATGCTCTTTAAATAACCATTCGTAGCTTTCGAGGACTTCTTGTGTCGTTTCGTAGTAATATCTATTCCCCGCCATATCGCCGATCCTCCAATTCCACCGCTGCAGCGTAACGAGTGTCATGGGATTGCTGCTCGTCCATTATGAGATCCGCTAGTTGATCCTCAGTCATGTCATTCAAGTCCATGCTGCACCTCCGTTAAAATCGTTTATTATTTATCCGATAGTCGACTCCCTCAAATTTGACGGGTTTGGTATTCATCATCATTCGCGAGAAATTCCGTTGCCCGACTTTTCGGGGCAATTCGTCGGATGTAAGGTTAGTCGTATAGATTGTGTGCCGGCCGCTTCGACCGTCGATGATTTCAAACAGCTTTTCCGTCGCCCAACTCTCGCCGTCGTCCTCACGCTTTGCCCTCTCAGCTCCAATGTCGTCCAGCGCTAACAAGTCAACCTTAGACAACACATCCAATAATTCAGCCTCTGTAAAATCGCTATTGCGTTGGTATGTGCTTTTGATGACCGTCAGTAGCTTCGGAACCGAGACAAACACCGCTATATATCCTTTAAACCGCAACTCCTTACAGATCGAGTAGGACAGGTGAGACTTGCCCAAACCGTACATCCCAGCAAATAGTAGATTCATAGGCTGCGATAGATCAAACGAATCGGCGTACTCCCTAGCAGCAGTGAGAGCACGGTGTAAGTTCGGGGTGCTGGCCATAAAGCTTTCAAACGTCGCTGCCTCCAAGTCTGGGTTAACCGTGCTATATTTTCCGACCATCTGCTGCACCTGATAGGCTCGCTGCTCTCGTTTTGCCTCTCGCGCCTGCTCATTATCCCAACAGACACATCCACGCTTATACTGGAGCTGCTTGCCTTTGTCCGGCCCGCCGATAACCGGCTGATCGATGATGACTGTTTCATTTCCACAGCCTTCGCAAATGTATCTCCCAACCTCAGAAGCCGAAGTCAACCCCGGCATTAGGGTTTTGAGAATTTCCCCCATTGACTGCACGGTTACTTCCCCCTTTCGAAAACTCGCTCCGCTCCCATGTTCGGACAGCTGCTTTCCAGTCTTTCATCTTGGTTCTCCCCACCATCCAGCCATTAGAGGTGTAATGGTCAATCCATTTTTGTGGGTCAACACTGTTTTGCCTTTCTTCGCAATAGGCTGTTACCTCTTCCAGTGTTGGAGGGATGAATTTTGAGCGTTTGGGCTTGTCGTCAGACAGCCCTATATCTTTTCTATCCTCTACTAGACTAACCTTACCTAACCTAACCTTACCTACGTCTCCCACTGGTATGACGGTTGGTATACCAGTGGTATACCCCTTATTTTCATCAAGTGATAACTGGCTTTTTTCCTCTGTGTAAATGGTCGGGGTATAGCGGTCATTTCGGATGTAATTATGGATTCGCCAGTGCTTTATTACGCAAATCCCAGTGTCAAAAGGGATAATAAAGTTCTTGAAAATCAGCATGTCCATGTCATTCTTGGAGCAAGAAACCATCCTCAAAATTTTCAACGGCGAGTTAACAAATCCATCGTCATCAGCTCGCATCGATAAGTGGAAATATAAGTTCTGCGTTGATGAAGGCATGTCCAAAAATAGGTCACTGTCGATGATGCTCTTAGCAAACATCCTTCTTTCTGCCATATTAGCTCCTTTCTAACGGTCGTCTCGCAGCCAAATTATGCGCCGCTCAAAGTCATATTTGACTGGTGTAAATCCAGGGTAGGCGAGCCTGTAATAGCGCTCCACCTCCCTCTCAAATGCGTCCAAATCCTCGACAGCAAGCTCCCATATGCGCTCACTGACTCCTGACTGTGTTAATGGCTTGCCGTTGTCGATCATCGCCATAGCTCCATGACATACGCTGTTGTGCCGATCTCCCTTACCTGACGCTTGAAGCGGATTCCCTCCGGCGTTTCATCCAGCCATATATGGCAGGCTTTACAGGCGTGGAATAGATCGTTTACGGTCGTCCTATGGCTTATGAGCTTACGTCCTATCGTGTGCGCTCTCTCGGCGGCCTGAGCGCCATTACAACGCACCCTTACCTCGCAGATTCCCTTAGATCGTTCTTTTAGTTCGCTGTCCACCTTGGCGCTAATAGCTCCCATTTGGCGTTGTGTGGGCTTGACGCGCTTGGGTTTTGCTGGCTTACCTGCAGGGTTAAATTCTCGAGACAAGTCTCGTATGATATTTGCCATTAGTAGATAGCCAGCTCGCAATAATGCCTGATTACAGCCTTTTTGGTCTGTCTGCAGTAATCGCAGCGCCCACATCGTTCCGGCGGCACTTGTCCCGATTTGACCGCTTTAACACGATCAATATTATTCCGCACGATCTGCAATCCTGACTCTATCGCATCGTAGTCAAAATAGATGATTTCCTTGTCCGGTGGGTCCTGTTTCGTCACGATGACCATGTGCGGGATTGCCCAGTCTTTCCGGTTCATATTTTGCTTTTCTACTTCGGCGTAAACAGCAACTTGTACGTTATATCCGTAATGGTCGATGGCGTTTTCGTATACTCGCTGCTCGCGGTTCCAAAACTTGTCTTCGAGTGACTTCAACGCCTTTAAGTCCGCAAACGCTCCGGTATCCTCAATGACGGGTTGATGACTATCAATCATGATTTTCCATGGTAGACCGAACAATTCTCCGGTCATGAATACCTCTTTGTCACCAGCGAGCACCTTCATAACGAGGTCATCCGTTTCTAGCGCTTCGATCATCTTGTTCAGGTGCTTGTAATTGGCTTTAAGTTGGCCTTTGGTTGGCCCTTGGCTGCTGTATATTTCGGGGTGCTCTGCCTTGTAGTCGGCAAGTGCACCCTCGTTCCAAGCGTGGATATAATGTCCCTCGTCAAATGCAGCCTTGCCGGGCCGCTCATATTCGCCGGACAATTCTGCCATGCTCCGAGCTTCACAGCCGCCGTATGCTTCGAGGAATCCCTTAAACTGGCTGACAGACATGTAATAGCGATTCGATTCGAGGCTAAAATAGTTATCCTTGCTCAACTTCATCCGGCCCAACCTCCTTTTCCTCAAATGGGCTGCGTTGTTGTGGTCGCGGCTGCTTGCTGAAATCGAACTCGCTACCGGCTTCAAATGCAAGCCGTTGCTCCGCGTCAAAGTCAATCTCAATCGTTTTGCATAGGCGCCGCAGGACAGTCCGCTTGTACATTTCGCCCTTAGACTTGTCCCATGTGTCGCTGCCGGGGTTCTTGCCGTAGTTGGTCCGTACCGCTTCAATTTCTTCCGCGCTCATGGTCTCGTAAACCATGCCCCCGTCCGTATACTGCGCTACTGCGAAGCTTCCGCTAATTGAGCTGTTATTAAACGGGAGCGGATTAAAGTTGATGACCGGTCGCCCCTCAATGACCGCCTCTTCGATACAATCGCCCTCCCGGACGTTTTTGGCGTAGATCGTCAGCAGCGGGCGCACGCTGTGCTTCATGGCAAGCTTCATTTCACCCTTGTAATCCGTCTGAAAGCGGACGCCGCTGCCTTCGGCAATGATATGGCACTCCTTTGCCAAGAAATCCAAGCCAAGTACCGCACCTTTGAAAAATTGAATCGCCAGGTCTTCAGCGTTGAATCGATCCCAGTTTCGAATTTCGGGAAGGTATGCGATGCAGTTTTGAACGAACCGCGTCGGGTTGAAGCCGGATGGCAAAGCGTCATGCTTTGCCTCCAACAGCGCCTCCAGTGAGGATATAATTTGTTCGGTCGCCATCGTTTACACCTCCACCGATTCAATTTGCAATGGCGCGCCTTCAACTGTTTCGAGAACAAAATATTGATACTCGTCCGTCTGAGCTGCCGCGATAATCTCCTGCTGTCTGCTGCCAAGGTTCTGCCAACCGTCGATGCAGATGACTTTCAGATCGCCAGCTTGCGCCTTAGCAAGCTTGAATGCGAACTCCCACGCTTCGCCCTCAGACAGCCCGTCTATTAGAGTCCCATTAATGCGGATTCGGCCCTGATCATCAACAGATAGCCCTTCTACCGGCAGCGCCGCTGTCTTAAGCAATTCCTTCGGCAAGTCCCTAGCGGTCTGGATTTTCGCTGTCAGCTCCGCGCTGCGTTCTTCCTTCGGTGCCAGTTTCTCACGGATGATATCGTTCATCTGCTCCCATTGCCGCAAGTATTCTTTCATGCCTGCAGCTTCGTCTGCATCGGCTTTAAGCGGTTCGGGATCATCATAAACCGTATTCGCAACGACTTGCTCAGCATTGCCGGACTTGGATTGTTCAGCAGCGATAAGGTTTGACTCATGGTCTGAAATCTTCTCTAAATCACGCTTTTCAAGCTCGCCCAGGTTGGATAGTTCAACCTGCTTGCCTGCAATTTGTTCTTTGTATTCAGCCGTGAATACACGGCTTTGCTCCGCTTCTGCCTTGATGTTTTCACGCTCGGTGTTCTTTTTCGCTTGGTACTGGAGACGTAGCCGCTCAATGGCCTGCTCAAGTTCCGCGTCAAGTCTAGCGCTAGACTCAGCAATGCGCCGATCCGCATCATCAATGGTTAGCTGCTCACGCTGGACATTATCCTCTAACCTTTGAATGGCGGCGCCCAGGTTGTCGCGCTGGCGTGAATAATCAAGTCGCTTTTGTTCTGCCACTGTCGCAGACCGTTGCTTGATGTCATCGACCCGCATCGATAGCCCATCAATTAATGCCTGCGCCTCTGCCAGTCGCTTATTGGATTCCTCCGCATCCGACAGTCGTTTGTAAAGCCCCTGCAGGTTAATGGATGCCCACTTTTCACCATCGTAGTTCGGCGGCAATGCCCGTTTAATGCCCTCGATGTTGGCTTTAAGCAAGTTAATTTCCCGGTTTATACTTTCGCGCTCCGCATAGTACCCGGACTCGATTTGCTTGAGAATTTGCAGGATGTGCAGTTGATAATCCGCTTCGGGTATTTCACCAAACCACGATTTAATATCCTCTACTGTCCAGCCAATTTGCAGCATGTTTAGTATGATTTCGGTTTGCTTTTTAGCGTCTTGCTGAATGAATTCAATGGGGCGGAAGATATCGCCGTTGATCATTTTGCGAAGATAAGATTCGGTGCTGGCTACCGCTTTGCTGTCATGCTTCACCTTCAAATAGTCCGCTTTTTCAGTCCGAACCTTGCGCGTAACTTGTAGCCCGTCATCAAGCTCAGCAAGCAATTCCGACTCTTCCGCACCGTGGCTCACAACCTCAGTACGGCGGTTGCGGTTGGTGAAAATCTTTTCAATTGCCTCGATGATACTAGTCTTACCGGCGCCGGAGTCACCCGAAATTCGCGTGATTTTACCAGGCGAAAAGGACTTTTCCTTAACGCCGATCCAGTCTTTTATTTCAATTTTTTTGATGAACATATTGCAATAGCTCTCCTTTTGGTCTACAATGACCGTGAATTGTTTTGGTTATTGGCTCTATGCGGCTCCACCCGCAAGGGCCTTTTCAATTACTGCTATTTCAGATTCAAGCCTGTCCAGTTCAGCGGGCTCGACGTCTGGATGACACTCCCATCGCCCCATAGAAATACGCCATCTATCCCGTTGTAACAGGACCTTTTCCCATCGCAAGTCCAACTCTTCAATGATGGTCATTTCGCCAATCCCCTCCATTGATTTTGTTAATGCTCAACACCGCGCATGTGAAAAATCCAAGTACCGCCCCTACTAACGCGCCTGCAATAAATCCGATCAACTGCATCACCTCCCATCAGGCCATCGTTCCAATAGCCAATTCTTTGACGATGATTGTATAGATTTCTTTCAGCCGCGGCTCTGTTTCGATTACATCCATACGGGATGTGTTTTTAAGTTGAGTCTTCGACGCGCCTTGAGCTTCCAACCGCTCGACCAGGTTCCGCAGACGCTTGTCCAGATCACATCGACCGCGTTCCTCCAACATGGCGTAACTCTGCCGTCGCAAGTCTTGGTATATCCCGCCCTTGCGGAATGCCGCGCCTTTGATCATGCTGTTGATTTTGTTCCGCCAGTCTTCATCACGCTGTAAGAACGTTTCCTTGATCGTTGTAATGGCCTGCTCCGTCTCCTGCTGCCGCGTCTCCAGTTGCAACGTACGTTGCTCCATCTGGATAAGAAGTTGAAGTTGCGGGCTTAGCGCTTCGACGTTCAACCCCTTTGCCCGGCGTTCACATTCGATGAAATACTTCCGAGCTTGCCGGCCGCGCTCGTTGTTCTCCACCATACAAATTTCCTTTGCCATATCGAGTGACAACTCATAGTTATGTCGAGTGACATTTTGACGTTCGCCAATTTTGGCGAGCGTTAATTTGTAGTCCTCTCCTTCGTTGAATGCGTATTGCTCAATGCGATACTTCATCCAGTTGACGAAATCCCGGCCGACGCCCAAAAACTCATGAAGTTCCCGGCCATCTACCATCATTCCATTAGTCGACTGATTGACCTTAATTAGATCCATTTTTCCTCCTCACTTTCTGTCGAATATTTCCTAATCCTCTGCTAGAATAGAATTGTCGAGATCCTATTAAGCAGAAAGGATGGTAAATATGGGTTATTACGAAGTATCTACAATTTGCAGAAATGGTCATTTCATCACTTCAGCTAGGCAGCAACATAGTGACAAGTTCTGCCGCAGTTGCGGAGTTCCAAATATCTCCTCTTGTCAGCAATGTAATACCCCAATCCGAGGTAAATATCGTTCTGACGGTATCCTTGATTTAACTAGTTATGATTACGTACCAGCGTATTGCCCAACATGCAGTGAAGCTTACCCATGGACAGAAAAACTATTAAGTAATGCTGTAGAGCTTATATCACTAGACGAAAAGCTATCACCTCAGCATAAAGAGTTAATAAAACTAGCAATGCCTGATTTGATTGTTGAGACACCATCTTCTCCAGTTGCTGTTGCGAAGTATAAAAAATACATGGCCACCGCTTCGGATTTTATAAAGGATGGGATGAGAAATCTTTTGTACGATGTTGTGAGCGAAACGGTTAAAAAATCGATTTGGGGTTAGCTTTTCTGCAATGAGCACAATAATTATCATCAGCATGGATTACCTTCTTACAGCGAGTACAGCGGATATGGTTTTCGTATTTAACGAGAACGTATTCTCTGTACTTTTTTGTAATTTCCAACAGCGCATTTAATCCCCAGAACACGACTGTCCTCAATCCCCTTTCACCTCCCCCTTAGAGTCTCGGACGTTGTACATCTTGACTGGCCCAGATAAGGCTGCCAGCTCGTCAGGCTTGTCCAGCAAGTTGTCACATGGCAACGTTGCTCGCTTGTAGCGGTTAATGTAGTGGTCACCGGGCTCCAGGTGATTAAGTTGGTAGGTCATCGGGCAAGTCTCTCCTTTCGTAATTAGCGGCGCGTTGCTTAGTTCTCCAAGCTTCTTATTTTTTCTGGTACATATTCCCGTTCAATATGATTGCTCCTTGATTAACTTTGCTTCGTATTCTAAGAGCCATTCACGTTTGATACGTCTACATTTTCCATTCTTATAACTTCGGATATCACCTGATTTGATTAGTGCGAATAATCGAGTACGGCCAATATTAAGATAATCAGCAGCCTGCATAACCGTGAGATTCGCTTGTAGCGCGTCCAATCTAATCACCTCTTCAATCTGTAAACTTAGGACGTGGCCGATAAGTCTAAGTTTAAATTAGGATTCTTTTTAAAAAAAATAATCTGTTTCACTTCACACTTGAACAAAAGCTTTAGTTTCATCGCCGTATCTATTGACATGCTTTCTGGGTGGTCTTCCAATCTGGCATAGGTGCTTGGATGTACACCTAGGTAACGCGCAACGGCTGATTTTGACATGCCGTTCAACGCCCTCCATTCCTCTAAGGTGCGTGCATGCAGACTAAATGACTGTATTACTTGTGTTTCTCCCATCGTTTCACCTCCTGCTCGCAGTATATCCTAAGTTAAAATTAGATGTCAACCACTAAAATTATAAACAATCTAATAAAAAATTAGATTTGTAGTGGATTTTTTAGATAGGATATGGTAACATCAAAAATAGAATTTTTAGGAAGAAGGGTGCTCAATCAAATGTCAACTGTATATATTGCGGAGAACATAAAAATTAATCGTGAGAGAATGGGGTTGAGCAAAGAAGAATTAGGGAGAAGAGTAGGGGTATCGGGTGTAACTATTGGATATTGGGAACAAGGTAAAACTGCTCCAAGAATGAAAAAAGTTGAGCAACTAGCCCAAATATTCGGTGTTGAATGGGATCAGTTGTTAGTAAATGAGCCTGTGAAAGACATCAATGGGATATTTGATGCAATCCCAGGCATGGATTCAGATCGCAAAAAAGCTTTAGAGTTGATTATGAAGATATCGGATGAAGATTTAAAACTGCTACTCTCGATTATGGAGCGGACATTAAAAGCTGATTAATAACATTTAATATTTCAACAGATGCACCTTCTAACTGAAGGTCGAAACGAATTGCTTCTAATTCTTGTTTGTTGCATCCTGCTAAAAAAATAATCGCTTTTAATCTATTCTCCACTTAATGTGCTCCTCTCGTGTATGTATTTCTTCAAAGTATAGCACAAAACAAGAACGTTTGTTCCTAAAAATTACGACATAATCCGACAATGAAAGGAGATCCAAATGGCGTTCCTGCTCGGGGAATGCCTGCTGCGAGAACGACTAGAAGATGCGAAAATGACACAAGCCGAATTTGCTAGAAGGATGGAATGTAGCCCTCAATACGTGTCTGGCTTGATCTCAGGTAAAGAACGTATGTCATTAGAATTTGCAATCAATTCCTCCTTTGTCTTAAAGTGTCGAGTTACTGATCTGCATATATTAGTTCCGGCGCGCAGCAGGAAAGGGTGATTTCATACCCTCCCTCAAGCAGAGTGTCAAGCCATGGCTTAACACCATCATAGGTTAAAACCTTAGATTTGTCTGTCATATAATGTCGAATGTTGGAGAGGTAAAATATTACATTGAAAGGGGATTGATCGGTTTGGGACGGCCTAAGAAACAAAAAAAACTCCCTCCAGGAGTGCGTGAAAGAGACGGTCGATTTACTTTTAGATATAGTGTTTATGTAACAGAAAACGGGAAAAAGAGGAGGAAACAAAAAGAAACCGAGTCTTTTAACACACCTGAAGAGGCTTATGATTATGGGATTACAATAAGAGCTAAACAATTACAAGGAAAAAAGGTAGATGCCAAGAACATTACACTCGAAAAATTAAGGGACATTTGGATCGAGGATTATCAATTAGAGAGGGAACCACGCTTAAATACAGTAAGAAACAGAATGACAGCTACTAACTCTCTCATTAATTTCTTTGGCGGAAACACTAAAGCAAAAGATATCGACTCAGATGAATATCAGCGTTACTTAAATAACTTAAAAAAACGCGGTTTGGAGAAAGGGACTTTGCACCGTTACCATGAATCAATTTCAATTTTCTTTTCTTATGCGGTTCGTAAAAACGCTATGTTATCGAACCCTGGTGATGAAGCAAATATTCCAGCATTCAAGATTTCATTAGAACAAATCGAATCCGGTAATTATGAACTTCCGAAGTTTCTTGAAAAAGAACAGTTGAAGCATTTTCTAAACATTGTACGATTTCGCGGGCAACCGCAGGAATATTATTTCTTCTTAATTCTTGCTTATACAGGAATGCGGATAGGTGAGTTGCTCGCATTGAAAATATCTGACTTCAACGAAGCTAAGAAGACGATATCAATTACTAAAACTCTCACTGTATTAACGAGGATTAGTGACTATTCACTTGGCCCGCCAAAAAACCTGTCATCAGTCAGAGTAATTTCAATTGGCGATACAGTCATTAAGGCCATTAAAGCGCAAATCGAATGGCAAGAAAAAATAAAAAATGATATTGAAATTGATCATGACGTTGGATTTTTGTTCTGGAGTTATGCTTCCCCTGGATATCCTGCCAGTGCAGTTTATTTAGGAAACAGATTCAGTAAATTGCTTGAAATAGCTGAGTTGCCATCGTCATTAACCCCACATAGTTTACGCCATACTCATGTGTCTTTATCCGCATCAGCCGGGATTGATCTCGCAGTAATTCAAGAGAGATTGGGGCATAAAAACGATGAAATAACAAGACGAGTGTATTTGCACGTGACTGAAAATAAACGAAAAGCCGCCCCTGATCAGTTTGAATCAATCATGAGTGGGTAA